CTACATCTTGTGCTTGACGGATATTGAAGACAAAGGACTGTACTTAACCGCATCAATCAAATGATCATGAGACAAATGGGCATACCGCATCGTCATCGACAACGAGGCGTGCCCCAGGATGTGCTGTAGGGTCACGATGTGCCCGCCGTTCATGATGAAGTGACTGGCGAACGTGTGACGCAGTACGTGGCTGGCCTGCCCTTTCGGCAGCTTAATCGAGGTCGACAGCAGCACCAGGCGGAACACGCCAAGGCAGTTAGTGAACGGCCCGTGGGTCTGCCAATGCCGGCGAATATCGGCGGCCAATTCTTCCGAGATCGGCACCGAGCGCACACGCTTGGACTTGGTGTTGGCGAAGATCACCGTATTACCTTTCAGACGTTCCGGCGTCAGCGCCTGAGCTTCACCCCATCGAGCACCTGTCGCGAGACAGATACGAGCGACCATCTTCGGATGTGGCGACGTGGTGCGCGCATCCAGGGCCGTAAGCAGTTCGGACACCTGATGCTTGGTCAGGTACGACAGCGGTCTTTCCTGAAGCTTGAGCGGCCGCATGCGCCCTACCGGATTCTCATAGTCAATGACGCCGAGTTGGCGCAATTCGTTGTACATGGACTTGAGGTAGCCAAGACGGTTGTTCGCGGTCTTGCCCGACATGCCATTGGCTATCTGTCGGCTACGCAACCGAGCCACTTTCGCAGGCTCCAGGGAGACAGCGACCGGGTCGCCCAGGTCCTTTGTCACCAACCGCAGAATCGCCACGCAACGATGCCCGTTGCTCAGGGTCTGGCCGTGCAGTTCATACCAGAGTTCGACCAACTCCGAGAGACGCCGACGGTCCTTCGGCTTGAGCGTCCAACTGGGGTTTTCCGCACACTTCTGACGCGCGGTGGCCTCGAATTGCTGCGCCTCCATCTTGGTCTTGAACCGCTTGCGAAAGCGCTTGCCCTTGATCGGTTCTACATCGACGAACCAACGGCCATCGGGGAGCTTGGTGATCGACATTAGACGGCATACCCCCGCCGCAGATACCGATCACACATCAGCTTGTGTATGTGCCTTTCCAGATCGCGACGAGTCCAACCCTTGGCGAGATAGTGGTCTTCGATAACGTGCCAGAACTCCAGTTTACGGGCGGACTCAATAGCCTTTTTTGCCGGGACACGCTCCCGCGCGATCAGGCTCACGAACTGGCCGAGGAACATCTCGCAGTTGCGCCCGCTGAAGCCCTTGGCGGTCTTGTAATAGCGTCGATACTCGGTGCGCTCGATCAGCGGATCGCACTCGACCTGTACGCGGGCGTCCTGGCTGATCAGGCTCCAGAACGGATCGTAGACCGCCGTCCGGCTCAGCAGCTTGAAGCTTTCGCAGGCATAGTTCCACAGCCCTTGCAGGTGCGGGCAGAGGCCCTCATAGGTGCGGCAGCCGATGACCTCCCCCGAAGCCATGCGCGAGCCTTCGGAGAACTGCTGGACGATGGAGTGATGGAAGCGGAATTCGAGCCGCCACACCGTTTCCAGGGGGTTATAGGCCGGGTCGCCATCGCCGAACGGATCCCCGTTCAGGGTTGCCCACACGCTTTCCCAATAGTCGAGCTTGTCGGTGGCCCGAGCCTGGAGGGTCTTGTTATAGATCGACAGTTGCAGGCCGTTAGCCGAGCCGAACATGTACGTCTCGCCACGCCCGTAGATCGAGGCGTTGCCGTCGAATTCGATCCGCTCGATCCCACTGATTTGTCGCACCCGACGCGAGCGACAATGCATGCGGTCCACCAGATCGCGAGGCGGTTTCCAGCCCTGCACGTCCAGGGCGATATGCACAGCGGCTTGGTTGGTTTCGCAGTGACTCAGCACGGCAGCGGCCAAATCATCCAGCACGCCCTGGAGGATGCGCGGATCGGCGCCATCGAGGGCGTGAGGCGATACCTCGATCTTGAGGTGCGAGCCAATGGTGTCGACCTTGATGTTGTGGTTCTTGATCAACAGGATCAGGCCCATTTCAGCGTTCTGCAGGCGGTACTGATAGCCGGAGTCGCGACCGATGCGGCCCTTGGACCATTCGTAGCCGGCGAACTCGACCACATCCACCGAGAGGTCAAACAGCGCCATCACTTCCGGGCGCAACTTGCCGTTGTACAACTGCCGCACCGTATCCACGCCGCAACGCAGAATGCGCACGCCTGACAGGTCGGTGAATTGAGCCGTGGTGTCGTCGAAGAACAACCGCCCTTTCGGGCTTTCCAAGACCTGACCGTCCGACTCGATACTGACGCGAATTTGATGGCTGATTTTCTTCATCTTTAACGATCCAAATTGGTACGAATTGAAACCGCAATAGGTGGCTTATCTGACGTGTTACAGGGGCGTCAGCCGGCCCCGCCGTGGCGCTTGCTCACTCCGAGACGAGCCGTTCGCGCGCGCCCCGGCCAGGCCGGCTACAGCGGCCATACCGGCCCCGTCGGCGTCACCGCCACCGCGAAGAAAAAGCCCGCCAGATAGGCCAGGAACGCCAGCCCCAGGGCGGCGAAATAGCTTGTCCAGTTCATCGGCTCCCCCTCAGTTGATCGAGCGCGGCAAGCGGCTGGTGTCAGGAACCACCGTCACCCGCACGGCGGCGCCGTTCGCGGCGGCGGGCGGCACGTTCGGCGCGGCGGCCTGAGCCGGCGGCGCATTGCCCAAGGCACTACGCCCGGCGCAGGCGGCATAGCCGGACCAACCGCCCTTGAAGCTCAGTTCCGCGGCGCAGTTGCCCCGCGGCACCACGGCATAGCCGGTGTCGGTCAGGTCGCGATCGGTGAGAGTGAATTCGCTGCCGTCCTGGCCCCGGACGGCGAACAGATAGGTGCGGCGCCCGGAGGCGGACAGCAGGGTTGCCTTGACGATGAAGTCGCGGCCGGCGAAGGGATGACCTACAGGAGCAGCGCCCGGAACGCCTGCGTGCCCAGGTACATCATCAGCAGCATCAGGACCAGCCGCACCAGTAGCACGCGCAGTACCCACAGCAGGACCGGCTTGAGCAGGCGCAGCAGTTCCAGCAGCAGGCGGCGATACAGGGGCGCCCATGAGCAAACGAGGTCCGCCGTCATAAACCACAGACCCAATAGCAAGGGCCGGAATTGCCATGAATAGAAGAATCTTAGGTTGTCTAAAAAGGCTCTTGCCGGCGATGGTGTCGGTGACGGAGCCGGTGGCTGTCGATTCATAGAGGGCGAAGGTCTCCTGGCGGATTTTCTTGATCTCGACGATCACGTCGCGGGCCGGTGGTTTGTTGTCCTGCGCCGAGTGCTGGCTTTCCTTGTAGCGGCCCCGAATGCCGATGACGGCGAGGTTGGAGTGCAGATAGGCCTTTTCCGCCGTCATGCGGATGTCGTCGCGGATATAGGCGATGTTCGGCGTGGTGAGGATGATGTCCCAGTTGAAATGCCGGTGCCGGGTCCAGGCATCCAGCCAGCCCATGGGCCGCCCGGCTGCCTTGGCTGCTTCCGGGCCGTCCGGGAAGTCGAAGCGCTTGAGGTCGGCTTCGCGCCAGGACTTCAGAAAAATCAGTTGGGTTTCGTCGAAAATGATGAACGCGCCACGCGGCGCCCACATGAACCAAGTGCGCATCTTTTCCATGTCATCCAGGTCCTCGAGGTCGAGGTTGATGACGTCGCAGCTGGAGGGCGTCTCCGGCATCACCTGGAAGATCCGTTCGCGGGTCAGGCCGCGCACGTTGGTGATGATGACGCGGCCCTTCTTGATCGCGGGGATCAGGTCATCTTGGATCGCGCCGGAGGTCTTGTAGGAGCCGTTCGGGCCGTGATGAATCTTGATCGCCATGTCACTTACCTATGAAGGGGATGAAGGACATGGAGAAGCGCGTGCCGATGGCGGCGAAGATCATGTTCACCGCGTCCGGCAGGCCGAAGAACGCCAGCAGCGAGCGCAGGTCGCCGTCCAGGGACGAGTAATAGGACGTGATGGTCGAGCCGATACCGATGCCGCCGACGACCTCCTTGAAGGCCTTGTAGCCGATTTCCGCGACGAACAATTGCATCTCGAACCAGCCCTTGATGGCCATCTTGGTCAGCAGGACAAAGGCGTCGGTGACGAAGTCATAGACACCGCTGTAGAGGAAGTCCCAGAGGGATTGCATCCAGGCGAGAATGTCGGAGAGAAAGGGAATATCCATGGCGTTTCCTCAGGTGCGATAGAAAACGATCCATCCGGCCAGCATCGCGGCGATGAACAGCACCACGTAGCGGATGACGGAGAGTTCTTTGGCGTATTCGGTCAGACAGACGTCGAAGCGTTGGCCGAGGGCGGTAAAGTCCCAACACGGCAGGGAGCCGCCGCCAGTGCCCAGGTGAATATCGAACTTGGAAGCGAGGACGCTTTCGAACTTGCCTTGCAGTTCCTGGAAGTCCTTTTGCGCCTTGGCAATGGCGTCGTCGTATTCCTTGATGGTCTTGTCGAAGGAACCTTGCTTCGGCTCTTTCAGGCCGCCCCCGCCGGAGCCGTCGCCGCCATCGCTACCAGCGCCGCCGTCGGAACCAGAACCGTCACCATCGCCGCCGCTATTGCCATCCCCATCGCCATTGCCGTCGGGAGGGTTGCCACCGCCGCCGCCACCTCCTCCACCGCCGCCACTGGAGCCGTTGTCGCCGCCACCGGGCTTGGTGCCGCCGTCGCTTCCACCGTCGCCGCCGGGCGGGTTGCTGCCACCATCGCCCCCGGTGCCGCCGTCACCACCCGGCGGCGGACCGTCGCCCGGACCCACGTCGCAGCCGAAGGCACAGGAGCCATTGGAGGTGAACCAGTTGCCGGTGAACGAGCCGATGACCTTGCAGTAGGTCGCGCCGGCCTGACCTTCAGCGGGACCGATACAACCGTCAATCGCACTGACCGCAATCTCACAGCCGAGGTAGTTGATGAAGCGGGAAATCGGCGCTTGATGGGATTTTTCGTAGAGCGAGCCGGCCAGAATCTTGCACTTGTTTTCCTTACACTCGCCGGTCTCTTTGTTGTATTCGGTGTCGGCTGGACAGCTATCGCCATAGCGTGCGGCAGGACCATACCCGGCAGCAGTCTTGCCGGTTTCGTTGTTCGTGAACTCGCACCAAAACGAGGTCTGGTCACGGGCTTTCATAGACCCGGTGAAGGTGAACTCCCCAGGGCGTCCCGTGGCTTTGGCCCACGCCGCGCAAGCTGCCGAGGGCGAAGAAAAGCGTTCAGGCAGTGACTGAATTTTCCAGTAGTAATCCTCAGCCCTCGCCACCGTGGCAAAGAGAAGCATCAGAATCAGGCTCGCAAACTTCATCGTAAGACCCCACACAAAAAAGCCCCCTGCCGGAAACTCCGGAGGGGGCTTCCGTTTCGGTCGCCACTACTGGTATTGCCCGACCTTGAGCCCTGAAATCAGGGAATAGGCCATGAACGCACCCAGCATGAGAGACCAGATCACGTCAGGCCTTGCGCATCGCGCCGATGACCAGAGCGAGGCCGACCAGCACCGCCACGGCGGCGATCACCAGCTTGGCCACGGACGAGCCGTCGGTGCCGGCTTGGGTCAGCACTTCCTTGGTGGTTTCGTCGATCAGCGAGTCAGCGAAGGAGACGTTGGCCACGGCCAGGCCGACGGTGGCGATGGAAGCGTTGCGGAACAGGGTTTTCATTTTTTCCATGATTGGAACCTCATTAATTGCGCGCTTTGCGCATGGCAGAAATGATCAAGCCAGCCCCCAAACCAACGGCGAACAGCCCGATGGTCCCGGCGAAGCCGAGGCGGAAGGCCGACGGGTCGAAACCACCCATCAGCAGAGTCAAATAGCCCTCTGCCTCAGGCGGCAGCAGGTAGGTCTGTATCCACTCAAGGTGCGTACAGCCGACCGTGCCGTCCGCGTTCTGGACCCAGGTCTTGCACACTTGAACCGATACAGAGCCTTCCATTCGTGCAGTCCTCAAACAGCCAGGGAGGCCGCTAGGCCGTCGATCCAGCCCCAGGCGTAGCCGGTGGCCAGACCTACCGCGAACAGCGAGAGATAGCGGAGCATCGCGGCCTCCTACGGCTTACGCCTTGGCGTCCGGGGACTTGTCTTGTTTGTCCTGGCCCTGCGGCTGCTGGGCCGGGCGCGGGGCTTGGGCCTGCGCTTGCGGGCGGGCCGGGGCTTGGGCGGTCGGCGCCATCGGCTTGCCGCCCACGGCCAGCAGATCCACAAGCACCTGGGTATTGGTGATCCGACCGAAACGGTCTTGGGTCGGGCGGACCACGCTGGCGAACTTGCAGAGCACCGGCTGGCCTTCGAAGACGATGGCGTCTAGCAGGGTCGGCTCGATGTTGTATTCGCTGATCTCGAAGCCCTTGGCGTTGCCACGGGCACCTTCCGGGATCGGGGCGATGGACTGGACCGAGGCGTAGATTTCCCCGGTCTTGGTCGAGGTGTAAGTGTCGGTCTTGGTGACCCACAGTTCGACGACGCCGCCTTGGGTTGCAAACATGTTCATCGGTGTTTCTCCTTCAATTCGCCTTTTTCGGCGTGAGTTGTCCCGCTGCTGCAAATTCGGCTGTTTCGCCTTCATTCAGCGGTGTTGGGTGAAAGTGATTTGTCGGGCGATCCCTTCGGGCCGGGCTCTATTCGCTAGCGAACCAAGCCAACCACGGGTGTTCGTCTCGGCCCATTCGGGTAGCGACCCCTATCGCAACGTCGTCTCCAACGGCCAAGGGGAACGCTCCCCCTTGGAACCCGCAGAGCAACACCAAGGGCTCTGCCCTTGTCATCCCGCTCTTGCCGCCGAGGGCTCGGGAGCGCGGGGCGGAGAAGCTGCCCCACACTCCCCAGCGGAGGCTGTTTCAGGGGGGAGGCGTTCAAGGGTGCGCTGCGCCCGTGCTTCCGTTCGCCGGAACGGTGAAGCTGTTCCGACGAGCCGGGAGCGCGGCCCTTGACCGGATCGGCCACGGTGCGGGCGGCCCGGATCAGGCAGAGCAGGAGCAGCGCTTTCAGGGTGTTAGCGAGCATGGGTCAGCCCTCCAGTTGGAATGCTTCGCGCACGGGCACAAAGGGCGTGGGCTTCCCGCTGTCGTACACAACGTGCCAGTACTTCGGCGGACGCCGGGACGGGTCGTGTTTCGCGCAGAAGGAACGGGGACGGCAGAGCCAACGGCCATCTTCCAGATAGGGCAGCCCAGGGGGCCGGCAGTCCGGACACGGCGACGGGCTGTGCAATGGGATGACCTGCCTTGCGGACCAGCACACAGAGCAGGCGCAGTCCGGGGCGTGGGTTTGGCGCAAGTAATTCGGAGACGACATGGTCAGCTTCCTCCTTATCTTGGCGAGCACGACCCCAGGCGAGAGCCTCAACCCGCAGGTCGGTCAGATAGGATTCTTCCGGCTGGGAGAGGTAGCCGGAGTCCATGAGGCCATCGATCAGCATCAGGGCGCGGTCGAAGGGTTCGCTGGGATGCTCTGCCGCGTGCAGCAGATAGCCCTCAAGGAAGCCCAACAAGGCGTTAATCGGGTTGCTCGACAGAACGCGCGCTACCTCATCAGCGCCTTCAAAGCTCTGCTCAACACGGAAGACCAGTTCGGCATTCAGGGAACGCATAGAGGCCCTGGCAGCCTGTTCAACCCGAGCGCGAAGGGCTGGAGGCATACGGAGCTTGAATTGCGGATCGGTGCGGCTCATGCCGACCACTCCTGTTCCAACAGCCAGTTGCGAAGCAGCGCGCTATTCACCATGCGCAGCTTTCCGAGCTTCACGGACGGCAGCACGCCCCGGTAAACCCAGGCGCGGGCAGTGCCATAGCTAATGCCGTTGCGTTCCGCCCACCGTTCGATGGACTCCACATCCTGTTGCGGCCCTATCAGGGCGCCGGGGTTAAGCTCTTCCAGTTCCAT